CTCGCCGTAGTACGTCCACGAAACGTATTCCAGAGTCTCCTTGGGCATCCCGCCGGTGTATGCCTGAGCGTATTCCAGGTCATACAGATTCAGTTTTCCCGTAGCAAACTCAAGAGCCGTCATACCGAATGCACCTCCAGCCACGACTTGACGCCGTATGCTGCATAGTTCGTGTGGTTCGCGTTCATGGACAGCGCGGCCTTCTGCTCGTCATACGATGCCTTCAGGTTTTCGTACTCGTCCGTCTCGCCGAAGTTCGCCTTGACGTAAGTGCAGACCGCCTGGATGACCATCGCGGATTCCGTGGACGCCGTGGCATCCGTCACGCCTGCCGCCGTCAGATCTTCCAGCGCCGCGTTCATCAGCTGTGTCAGCTGGGAATCGAACGTGTCCGTATAATCGCGGGCTACCGCTTTTTTCACTGTGTCTAACAGCGCCATTGTCATACCCTCATTTCTTGGTCTTCTTTTCCGCCGGTTCCTTGGTTGCCTTGCGGACGGTCTTCAGTTCGACCGCCAGTCCGCTCTGCAGATACAGAGCCGCCTGGGAATCGACCAGATCCAATTCTGTACCGGCGGGCATCAGAACGCGGGCCGGTGCGACTAATTTGATTCTCATTTCAGTCCCCTTTCCTGCGCTTCAAATGCTTCAAAGTGCGAACGCGTCACCACGAAATTGCCGACATGGCCCATCGTGATCTCCGGGTCGCACCAGATCTCATATCCGCACTGCCGGGCTCGCCAGCAGAACGAGATGTCTTCACCCATTCCAACCAAGGGGTCGAACGCCCTACCGTTGAACTTGCTGAAGACGGACATCAGAACATCCGTCCCCATCAGAACGCCCGCGAACCCGCAGCCGCCCACTTTGAATCGTTCTTCCGGTATGGATAAAAACTGTGTAAAGCTACATTTGGAAATCTGCTCGTTGTACTCCATCAGGTCATAGATCGTAGGAGTATATGGCGGCTTCCGACGGAAACACAGCGCGGTCAACATATCTATGTCGTTCTCTTTGACGACTGAGCTCATGCGCTCCAACAGATCCGGCGTGAATACCATGTCAGAATCCAGCCAAAGGACCTGGTCGGCCTCGGACTTAATGGCCGCCTGTGCCAAGTTATTCCGCGCGGCATAGACCAGAGAACCGACCTCGATCCCGATTTCCGTGTCTCCTGCTCGGCGCAGCATCGCCAAACTTTGCATAAACAAGGATGGGACACTTTCCAAACAGGGAATTGCTATAAAAGTTTTCATTGTTCGGCCCCTCTTTCGTGAAATGGTGGTTACGAATTAGTGCTTGATCAGGCAGAACGCCTTCGGAGCGACAACACCGAGACCGACATATTCGCGGCCCAGGATACGAACCAGGTCGTATTCCATCTTGGTCTTGTCGTCGAACTTGATCTGGATCTCGTCACCGTTCGGGAAGTTGGCCTGAGCACCAAGACCCAGGTCGCCGACGATCGCGTAGCAGACACCGGTCGTGGCGGCGCTGAAGGCAGCCAGACTGTCGTTGAAGACGACCGGGAGACCTTCGAACGGATCATAGTTGTAGCCATTGGCGGCCTGAGCGGCTTTGAACGCGCCCCAGGTGGCCTTGTTCATGATGACGCACGGATTCGTGGCTTCGTCGCTAAGTTCGGCCATCGCCTGAGCGACCAGACCGACAGTAACGGTCGTGGCGGTGATGACGCCCTGAGCAGGCTTGCTGGAGGAACCGCCGGTGGTGCACGCAATGATTGCGGCGACCATCAGATCGGCAGCCTTCTTCGCGATCCTATAGGTGAGCTCGTCGTAGATGTAATCCAGGAACTCTTCGCCCTTCATGTCGTAGACCTCATCAGAGATGGAGATCCACTTCTTGATGGACTCGGGGATCAGGTTGGCAACACCCAGCGTAAGGGCCTCTTCGGTCGTAAGGGTGTTGGCGGATTCGGTGTGCACATAGGCACCGTCGGCGCTGATTTCGAAACCGATCTTCAGGTTGCCCTTGAGATAGGTTTTGCGGACGCGGCTCATGAGACCTTCGCGGTTCCATGCGGTGCGGACGCGGTTCTCAGCATACTCGGCAACCGGGACGGCGCCGGAGACGTTCTCGGTCAGGAGAGCGCGGCACTCGGCATCGGAACCGGTCTTGATGTACTTGGCATACGCCATGTTGTACTCGTGGGACTTACGGACTTCCATGTTGGACATGATTTCTTTCTCCTTGAATTCTTCTTTTGTTTCGCCGACCTTGCCTTCTGCAATTTCGGCGGCCTGACGGGCGCGCTCTTCGACTTCGGCACGGATCTCTGCCTTGCGCACTTCCAGGGCGTCGACCTCAGCGGTCAGCGCGTCCAGATCTGCGTTTTCTGCAGTCGCCAGCTCACGAATCTCAGCGGCGCGGGTCTCGATGTCGTTAATGGTCATTTCTTTGATCTCCATTAGCGCACCTCCAGATTGTTTAATTTTTCGAACAGAGCCGTCCTCTTCTCTTCACGTTCCCGCGCAGCCTCCGCTGCAAGTTCGGCCGCCTCCGCAGCCTGCCGCTCGGCCTCCGCTTTTGCGGCAAAGTAAGAACGCGCTGAGACGCTGGTCGCCTCATAGGCCGGGAAGTTCACCAGGCTGACGTCAAAAAGCCTGTCAATCTTCTCGATCGTTCGTGTATGGGTCACTTCGTCGTAACTGTCTTCCGCGACAGTAAAGGCGAAGGACATTTTGTCCAGCAGACCGTTCTGAACGGCCTCATAGGCTTCGCGGCTGGCCTGGGACTTGGACATGTCGGCTTCGACATCCAGTCCTTCAGCGGTCAGCGTCAGCACAAGCGTGTTGTTCCGCGTGCGTGCGAGCGCCTGGCCCTCGTGGTTCATGTTCAGGATCACATCGTCCAGCTTCGCGCCGGCAAATGCGTCACGGCTGACCTGTTCGTAATAGCGAACGTCGCCGTCTTCGAACATGACCTCGGGCGAATCAAAAACGACGGCTCTTCCTTCCAGGATCATGCCGTCGCTTTCTTCGTTTTCGGTTTTCTTCTCCCGAAGTTCAAAGCTCCGGTACTCTCTGGTGTCAGTTGTCACCATCGTTTTCATCTCCTTCTGCCGGTTCTTCCGGCTGGGTGTCATCGTTGACTTTTTCGTCTACGTTGTAATATTCGCCACGGATAATTCTCTCGTCTCCTCCCTCAACCGGCTCCAGGTTCCAGATCGCCCTGACCTCGTTGATGCTCATAATGCCGCGGTCAAGCATTTGCGAGCTGACGTTCAGCTTGTCCGCGTTCGTCATATACTGGAGCCTATTAGCCGTGAAGTAAAAACCGGAGCCGTAAGACTGCTCGCGCTGCGTGAACGTCATCCGTGTCATCACATCGCTCAGCTGGATGGCAAAGGGCTCGATGGCTCCCTCATAGAAGCCAGCCCACACATCACCGACGGCCTTGTTCTGCAGGATCTCTTCGTTGACACCGAAGTAATTGAACACGTTTTCGCGGATCAGTTTCAGCTGGTCCGTGTCCACCGTGTAAGCCTGCTGCCTGACTTGCTGGATATCCGTGTATGTATTCGGTAACAGCAACAGACCACCGCCGCCGTTCTGGAAGTTCTCGCGGTCGAAACGCTGACGCTCCTTCGCCAGATCATCCGGCTTGGTGAAGTTCGACACACGTGCAAGTAACCGATAGGAAGCGGAGTTCTTTGCGGATTCTTCGATTCCCTGGCGCTGGATCTCAATCAACTGCATCGTGTCATCCAGGGCGCTGTTCGATTCGCCGAAAAGGTCATTACGGTACTGGTATTTGGTCAGGATGCCGACGCGCTCCAGCTCGATGGCGGACCGGTCACCGTTTGAGAACGTGAACCGAATCCACACCTTGTTCTTCGCAGTTACCAGGCTCCAGTCCGTCGGGCAGATCGGATAGAATCCAGTCGTCCGTCCGTACTCATCCAGCACCGGAACGATAAAGCAGTTGTTCCGCATCTCCAGAATGGTCCGCGCTCTATACAGAAACTGTGACCACGTCTGCCATTCGTTCGGGGCGTGCTTGATGCGGGACTGCAGCTCTGGTTGCGCCGCGCCGGTGACGACCATCTGCAATTTGCTCGTGTGCCGTGAGATGGCGTCAATGGCGGCTCGCACCAGTTCCGATTCATACAGTTCGCCGCCCCATGAATGGAACACGGGACGATAACCATCCAGCAGCTTGAAGTATTCGCTCCGCTGCAGGACGTCGTCCCCTTTCTTTTTCTGTCCAAAGATTCGATCCAGTAGACCCATTTGTTATTCCTCGTTCTTCAGCTGCTCGCCGATCTCGTTCCAATATTTGTTCCGGACACAAAGAGCGTCGAGCAACGCAGCGGTGCCGTCAACGTGAGCGGTCTGCCGCAGTTTTATGAGCTGACACCGATCCTGGACCGCATCCATCTTCAACGCGGAATCCAGTAGATGTACTTTCAGCAAGTCGTTGTCTCCGATTCGGATAGAGCCGTCTCGGATCTCGCCTTCCGCCTGCCTGATGATGGGCGTCAAGTTCGTTCCCTGGTAAACGCTGTCCATATGGAAGCCGTAAGTCTCCATGGCCTGCGTCAGCTGCAGGGCGTTATATCTGTCGTAACCGACTTGAAGCGGATAGATGTTGTATTTTTCGACCAGCGAGACGAACCAGTTGTAGCAGTCCGCATAGTCTACGAAGTTTTCACCGGACGCGGCCAGAAGTCCACGCTCGATATAGATCTGATATGGAAGCCCGTCCCTTGCGGTCGCTTCCTCTATCTTCTTCGACGGAAGCCAAAACTTCATAAAGACGTTCAGCTTGCCGTCTTTTTCGATGACCACGCACGCAGCAGTCAAGTCCGTCGTGCGGCTCAGGTCGATTCCGCCCACGCAATATGTATTGCGGAAATCATCCAGCCTAAGTTGCTCACCAGAGCACCTGGTTATCGCCTCATCCGGCAGCCAGGCGATGCTTGAGTTTTGTTTGATGTTGCAATACTTCGTGATGAACTCGTGCCGTTTTGAAATAGATCCACGCGCCACGGCAACTTCTTCGACCAGATAACTTTCAGAAACCGAAACATTTAGGTTCGGATTGCTTTTTCTCAGCTCGTCAGTTTCGCTCCACTTCTCAACATCGTCGATCATATACAGAAGCGGCAGCAGGCGCCGTTCCTCTGACTCGCCAAGTAAAAAGCGGGTTGATCTCTTGATCAGCTCATCATAGATGCCTTCATTGACATACCCGGACGTCGTGCATGACAGGATCATGCTTTCAGGGCGCGCACCCATGGCCGATTTCATGACTTCGTATTGGCGGAGACCCGGCTCGCCGATCCAGCTGGCAACCTCGTCGCAAATCGTCAGGCTTGGGTTGAAGCCATCGCTTTTGCGACTGCTGAACGCGATTTTCTTTGTGGTCGAATTCGTCCCCGGGATGCAGAGATCTGTCATCCGGTGACGAGCCAGAAGGCCATCATCGACCATCTTCTTGTTGTGCATATCTTTCGATGACTCTATCTCTTCCTTCAGGGCTTGCCATTCCGGGTCCAGAAGAAACATCTGCCAGATATTGTTGTATATGATGTCCGCCTGCTCCAGCTTCGGAGCAATACAGAACACTCTCGCGCCGTATCCGCCGTTGACGACGAACTCGTACTTCCCGATTGCGGACGCCAGAAGGCTCTTTCCGTTCTTGCGTGCAACCACAAGAACGACCTCACGGAATTGTCGTAGGCCGTTTTCGTCAACAATGCCGTAGATCAGCGCAATGAATGCCTTTTGCCACGGCTCAAGTTTAAGCGGATTCGGTGCGAGAGGCCCTTCAGTGTGGAAACAATGCGATTCTATCCAGTCAATCGCATTGTTTGCCTTGGCCTCATTATAGAAAAAGGCCCCCTCGCGGAGACCTTTGTCAACATATTCATATAAACGAGCTATCCAGTTGCCAACCACATACTTTCCCGACTTAATTCCGTCGTAATATTCGTATATGTGGCTGCGTCGCGCCAGCTCCGGCTGTTTCTTGCTCATTTGTCCTCTCTCGCGATATATAAAGATAAAGGACCCGGCTCGTCAGCCGTTTCCTTCATCATTTTCTCGCATGGGGGGCTTAAACAACCACGCTGCCGTCCTCTTTGATCGTGTACCTACGCTTTGAATGTGCTTTTGCGTGACAGTCTTTGCACAGACATCGAAGCATCGCTGGATTCAGCGCAATGTTCGGATCGTTAATGGTATCGGCGCTTAATGGCTGCGTGTGGTGGACTTCGTCAGCCGGTCTAATAATCCCTCGCTCCAGGCATTCTTCACATAGACCACCGCGCTCGCTCATGACAGCGGCCCGAAGACGCCTCCATTCATGCGACTGGTAAAACGCTACTTGTTTTTCCCTGAATCCCATCTTCTTTGAAATATCTCGCCGTATTACATTTGCGGTGCGCGAGCTTGATGTTTGTCCACGAGTGCTCACCGCCCCTGCATCGCGGGATAATGTGGTCGATAGACGGATACATATTGCCCGCTATGAATGCCTTGTCTGTACGCACATAGTCACCATAGTTACACATCAAACCGCATATCCAGCAGATGCCATTATCTCTTTCATACAGTTTATGAAGAGTGATGTCCTTGTCAACGACCTTCGTCTTCATAAAGCGACGCTTTCTCACTTCGGTCAATGCATTTAACGCCTTGTGTGAACATTGCTTTGAGCAATACTTCTTGCGTGTGGTCACCTTCCCGCAAACCTGACAATTATGCGGCTCGAAATAGCGCTCTACGTGCCTGCCTCGACTGTTAGCTCTTCTGATGCGCTCTTTCTCTTCGGCCTCCCAATGGCACATAAAAGTGTCAATTCTAAGAGTGAATCTTACGTATGCAGAGCTGCAATACGGACACGGCTTGGCGTATGCATAATGCCTGAACGAGATCATGGACTTGGCCACTAAAGAGCCGCATTTTCTGCACTCAATAAGCACCTTGTCATCAGATCCGGTGTACCCTCCAATGTATTTCCATTGTGGCCACCGGCTTTCAATGAGATCTCTGGCACGTTCTTCACGTTCTTCCAGTGTCTCGTTCGATCCCCTTCCGTTGGCGTATCCGATGTTTTCGCCGCGGCAGTATTGCTTTACTGTTTGTGGAGTTATACAGAAGTGTTCTGCGGTCTCTTTGATAGAGTGCCTTGCGCGACGGTATTCGACCACCGCTTTCTTCTTCGATGGTCTTTTCATTTGCCTTCACGCTCCGTCTGGGAACCGACGCGCATGTAATTGTAGTAGTACAGCGGCTGGTCCAGATACGCGAGATCAGGATCGTGCGCCATCAGATCCCGCGCAAATTGCAGATCTGAAATCATGCGCTGGTCCGTCCACCGAACTTGCGTCTGCATTAACCAGGATCTGCGGTACATCTTCGACCACACAGCCGGCCACAGAACGCGCCGCCCTCCCTGGATGTATCGCACCGGCCCGGTGTACCCGATGCCCTTCCAGATGAAGCCGAAGCACAGCACGTCAAAGTTGCCGATCTGCGCCGCGTAATCGTCCAATGTTTTTAGCACATACTCATGCAGCCACCAGTCATCGTCGTCCATGAACAGAATGTACTGTCCTTTGGCGATGTCGATGCCGGCCTGACGGGCAAGACCATCGCGG